CACATAACGTACTTAATGCCGTTCTTCTTAAAGGTTTCTATCCTTGTCTTATCGACCATTGTTTCGCCGTACTGTTTTGTCTGCGTGTGCCAAAGATTCGCAAACTTTCTCAATTCCTTGTGAAACTCACTTCGGGAATTGATAGCCACGGCGGTCAATATCGCTTCAACAAGCCTTGACCTTTTTCTGTCTGCTTCGGGGTAATACAGATAGTTAGTTACAGGGTTGTAACTATCCAATACCTCGTCAACATACTTTTCCCCAACGGCGATTGGCTTGCCTGACACTCCCAAAGCGGTTACATCATCGGCAGCTTCTTCCGTTGCTTCTTTCGCTATCTTCAAGAACGCTTTTTTATTTTCCTTCAAAAGCCGTTCTATCATCGCCTTTGTCCATTTTGTTACGTTAGGTGCGTTCAATTCATCGAACCCCATAACGTCAAGGCGGTTTACTTCCTTACGAAGTTTGCTTGTCAGTAAGGCAAGCAGAATGTCCGTAAGCTCGTATTGTTTAGTCTGCTTCTCCCTTGCCATTTCCGTTTACCGCCTTATCCAACTCTAAAACGTCCTCGACAGTCCAATCTTCAAGCGTTTTCTCGTAGTGTTCTTCGGAAATGAGATAAGCGTTTTCGGGATCGCTAAACAGACCACACGCTTCAAATGCCAACTTCGGGTGTACCCTCGGTGTATTGAGCATTTCGCAAAGTACCTGTGCCTTGACCTGCACGTTCTCGTAGTTCGTTCTCGTTGACTTGCAATCAACATCGGATATGCGAAGGTTTACATTGTCCTTACTTATCGTCCGGCAAATCTGAAATACGAGTGCGAGCATTGTCCGTTCGCTTCCCTTGAACATCGTTTCGCTTGACTTTGCCCTTGCTTCTGCCTGCGACCACCCATTCTGAATGAGTATTGCACCGTTATTCGCACTAATCGAAGAACCGTTACCCATGACGGGCATACCGCAAATGGTAAGGATAGCGTTGTGAATATCCTGCTTTGTGATGTTCGCACCGTCATAGGAATAATCTGTCTTGACGGTATCTACATCGGCAGGTGCGCCGTCGATTGACTTGATCTTGATTGCACCGTAGGCAGCAAGGTTATCCAAAGCGTCGTTGTCCAGGTCGCAATTTATGAACTTTAAGAAGCTTTGAATCTGCGTGTCGCCTGCGTCCACATCGTTTGAATTGATACGGTTGATAGCGTCCAAAAGCGGAAGGACTATCTCAAAAGCACCAAGCCTTGCGTTGTTAGCCGGATATTCAAATACGGGTATCTCACCAAGAGTGTTAGGCTTCTCGACAAGTCCCGATATGGTCTTTTTTTCTGTATCTTCCTCGTAGGTAAATATCTTGTCCTTCGTATAGATTACGAAATTCCTGACAGTATTAGTTTCCGAACTGATAGTGTATGTAATAGCCGCCATTCTCTTTTTCTTGAATGTGGAAGAATAGATAATAGCGGTAGTGCGAGGATCGAGAGTATATAAATCGAAGGGCGAATCGCCTTTTTCGACCTCGGAAGGCTCTTTTGCTTCAACATAGCGGTATGCCGTACCGCAAATGTGATTCCACTCGATAACTTCCTGATCCTGCGCCTGCTTTCCTACCTGATACATATAGGAATTGAGGATATTTACTTCATCATTCTTATCGGTGAGTGCTACATACTGAAAAGGTGAATTGAGAAGATAGCCTACCTTGAAGGAAACTATCTCATTGGCGTAGTTCGTAACGACCTTCGAATTTATATCTTCCCTGACCTTCTTAACCCTCTCTAAAATAGGCTGCTTGCCCTTGTAGTAGTTGTAAAGGTAATTTATCTCGTCAACATTAGCAACGTGATCGGGAAAGACATTCTGCACGACAGAAGCGACATTATCAGCCGTTATCTCGGTAACATCGGTATATAGAACCCTTCTTCCGAATAAGGCTCTGCCGTAACCCTTGTTTTCTGTATTGTTCTCGTTACCTGCCATATCGCACCTCGATTGTAAACCCAATTCGGTTTTTACTTTACAATGTCTTACTTTTATAAAATAACAAAATGTTGTGGTTTGTCAACAAACGAAATACAAGATATGGGTATTGTAAAGCAGAAATGAAAATCACTTTACAATAAGGGCATAAAAAGGAAACCCCGTAGCGAGCAAGACTACGGGGTTAATACGGATAAAAAAAGATAGGAAGAAAAGAAATTTAAGTCTTTCCGTTCACAAATAGATTACCACGGACGCTTAAAGACTTCAACTTTTGCCGTTGCCGGACGCTCGATGAAGTCTGCCGCCATAGCAAGTGAATCGGGTGCGTCATCGTGCTTATTGTGTCCCGTTACTCTGAACGAATACACATTTACCATAAAGGTTTTGTAAGGACTTGACCGCTTGTTTTCTTCCAGGAAGTAGAAATTTCTGATAGTAGGTGCTTTATCGAAGATTCTTGCTTCCTTTGACTGATTATTCGGGGCAGCCTTTGTCTGAATATTGATCTTTACGCCCCTTTTCTCTAATTCATGCTCTAATTCTTCCTTATAACTCATAGTCATTTTATTGCACTCAATACGGATAGCCGTAACGCCGTACTCAATGACCTTCTCCACCATATTTGGTATTGTAACGGTCTTATCGCCGTTGTCATACACAACATCTGGTATATATACAGAACCGTCCGTGTATTGCTTGCAGACAGGGGAAGAAGTGTAGTCGCCACCGCCGAAGGCAGGATCGATAGCCATAAAGGTACGGACAAGCATATCATCGGGCGGAAGCTCGCCGTTATAGTAATTCATCGAATCGGGACTGAATACGACACCCGTTCTGTCGGCAGGCTCTTGCTGATATTGAGCGTTCCACGAAGCAATATCCTGGTTATGCTCAAAAGAAGCTCTACGGGCAAGGTAATACGCCGTGGAATAGCCAACGCCGTAGTCATAATCAAAGTTAGATTCTTCCTTCTCATTCAACGCCGGAAGGTTGATAACCCTGATACGTCTATCCTTATATTCTTCTCTTTCCAATACTTCTCTGCGTAAGCCAATGGGATCGGCGGTCGCCCAACGTGTACCTTCCCATATTATCTTGCATTTCTCTTTTGCTCTCGTTAAAAGGTTATTCTCTACGAGATACCAAAGCGAAGCAAGGCGGTCTGTACTCAACGCTTCGTCTATGCCGGAAACCAAATCATCGGACAAAAGCCAACCCGAAGCGTCGCACGAACCGTTCAGCGTACCGTGTATTGATCTTGCGGTAACTGACGGATAGTGTTTCTTTCTGTCAATATCGAAAGTCAGGTCTTTACCGTTAGTGCTTGCCAATGTGTGTCCGTGGAAAATATCGCCCCAACGGTAAGTAACCTTATCATTTATCGCTTCAAGGCAGCCGTTATAGAACGCCGTAGTAATCTTATCGGAATAAGCACTATACAGATTGGAAGATTCACTATCCTTGCCTATCTTCCACGTTGTAGCAAAGATAGACAGGGTAGATTTACCCGTTCTCGGCGGCTGGTTTATAAAAAGCTCGTCAAGTTTATCGTCCTCCAAGTCCTGATAAGCGTCAACGGCTACCTTTAATACCCTTCTTCTCGGCTGATAAAACCTCTGTTCGGGTTTTCTGTCCCATTCCAGGGCAATAAGGTACGAATCGAGGTCATAAAACGCTAATGATGTGAAAATGTCCCTTCTTAATTCGTGAAATTCCCTCGAAAAGTCAATTTTGCCCTTGACATATTCCCTCATTTGTGTTTTCTGCGCCTGATTTTCAAGCCATTTGAGTTTAGTCAGATTAAACTTTGTGTCTTGCAGGCAGATACCATAATAATCACGGTACGGCTTTATGCCGTCCACATCACGATTTATCATTTCCTCTATGATTTTAAGGGTATAAGTATCAACCATTTGCAACTTCCTTCGGTAATTCTATGCCATTAGCCTTTGCATAGGCTTCGTATTCTTTTGCCAAAGCGTCCTCGTCGATTTGCGGTGCTTGTTCTGCCACGGCAGCTTCAATACGGACATTATCAGCAAAGCCATGAAGGTTTTTAAGCTGAAATATAGCCATAATGTTATCCAAATTGCCGTACATAGCACCCGTGGTGATCTGATCCGCTATCAAGTCCTTCACCCTTAATATAAACTCGGTAGAATCGTTATTATGCTTCCTTATATAGTCATTTACCCTATTCTGTGTTAGTCCTAACCCGATAGAGCAATATGTCAGCATACTCGGAGGGTTTTTTGCAGCAGCGCAGGCAACAAAATAGTCCCTGCTTCTCTCCATTACCGCCCTTACATCGTCCAAATCAACCGCCGTGGCATTTTTAAGACACTTCTTATCCAACAACCCTATTTCATCGTCTATAACCCCTGCCAGGTTAAGAAGATTCTTCGCCACCGCTTCTGCTTTCTCCGCATTAGCCATAGCTTTCAGATTCCTCTTATTCACTTCCGGCGACATATCATTCTCCGTTCTTGCCTTCTTATCTATTACCATTAAGGCAGACATATCACCCGACCTCAACTTTGCGTTTTCCTGATTTCTATTGCCTTTTCTCGCCATTACTGTACCCTCACAAACTCTTTCTTGCGTTTCTTATATTTCCGCTTTGCCTTGAAAAGCTGATTATTATAAGGATCACGGCTCACACGAACCTTCTCCGTCCTTACCCTCGGCGTAATGGGTGATTTCTTCTCGCCTACTACATACGCCTTCTGCAAGCCGTTAGGTGGGTTGGGGTTAAACACTATTATCTGATACCCGAAAGCCTTGCACACCCTAAACAGTAACCCTACGCCCATATCCCTGCGCTTCGCTAACGACGAAGGCGTAATCGTCGATGAAAAACCTGCCCTTCTTGCAAGTGCTTCGTATGATTCGTAGTCAGGTCTTGCTTCAATCAGCCTTGCCACTATGTCTACCGCTCGTATGCCTTTTTTCATAGTTTTATACCGTCCTCTTGTATATTATCTGTTTACAAGTCAAATAAAGTCAAATTTTCCCACCCGAAACTTTGTCTTTTAACTGTCTTACTCGCACGCACACGGGCGAATACTCGCATTATTATAATTAGCAAGAAAACCGCCCTAAAAGTGATGTTACCAACAAGAAAATTCGCCTTTTTATTTTCAAAAAAATTTTGGAGATCATGATTCGGCAGGTCGCCTTTATCTGAAAAGTGCCACCCGAAACCGCCTTTTTGTTTGAAGATTGGAGAAACGACCACCCCCGCCCCCTGCCCCCTCCGGCTATTGCCCCAGGGGTGTCAAATTGAGAATGATTCTCATTTTCAAATTCAAATGAATAAATATGCCCGATTCTGTGTATAAATATGCAATTCGGTATAATTATCCATTCCCTGATTTTCACCAATGCCCACAAACCCTTGAAAATAGGGCGTTTTAGCCGTTCTCTTTAATGCGATAAATTCGGTATAATTACGATTGCACCGAATTATAAGCACCTGACACCGATTGAAATTGATAACAATTCTCAAATTCCTATTGTAAAGTAAATCTCGATTTTGGTTTACAATCACGTCGCCTGGCAAGCCAAACCGCCGATGTTATACTATTCTGATTATCAAGCTCTATATTTAGGGCATTAACATTCTATATAGAATATCAATACACAATACAGACACAATAGAATAACAATACTCTATATATAAATATATAGAATGA